GACTGAGCGATATGATCGCCTCCTTTGCTGACGGCAGCTCCGACAGCGTGAACGCGATCGCCGGCATGGCAGGCGCCACCGACGAGCAGCTGGCCACGATGGTAGCCAACTGGAAGACTCTGCAGCAGGAGCAGCAGAACGCGGCGGGGAGCGTAGCCGACCTCAAGACCGACTTCACGGCCACCATGGACGAGCTGCAGACGGCGCTTGCTGAGGACATTGAAGCGATGGATCTTGGCGACGAGGCCAAGGCAAGCGCGCAGGCCACCATTCAGGGATTTATCGACGGAGCTGTCGGTATGCTGCCCCAAGTGACCGCTGCCTACAACCGCGTCGCCGCCGCAGCCAAAGCCGCACTGTCCGCGTCCGGTACCGGAACGGCCGGCAGCATTCCCGGCTACGCAGTTGGTACGCAGTCCGCCGCACCCGGCTTTGCCCTCGTCGGCGAAAACGGCCCGGAGCTGGTCTACTTCAACGGCGGCGAGCAGGTCATGACCGCCGAGGAGACCGCCGCTATGCGCGAGAGCATGGAGATCCAGGCCGTCACCTTCGCCCCGCAGCTGCTGGAGGCACTACACGCCATCCATGGCGACGGCGCGCTTTCGGCAGAGCCGGGCGCAGGCTCCGGCGCCGGATCGGTGGAGCTGCAGATCGTGTTTCAGATCAACGGCGGCGCATCGCCCGAGACGGTGGAAGCTCTGCGTGAGTACGGAGACGAGTTCGCCGAGCGCGTCCTTGAAGTCATGGAGGAGGCCGGCATCGACACCGCAAGGAGGGCCTACAAATGAGTAAGACCTACACCACCATTCAGGGCGATATGTGGGACAGCATCGCCTTCTCCCAGCTGGGGAGCGACGCGTACACCGACCGGCTGATGAATCTCAATCCGCAGTATCTCGGGTACTACACCTTTCCGGCCGGGATCGTGCTGAAGCTGCCCGACCCTGCTGAGGATGTCGGCGACGCCCTGCCCCCGTGGAAGCAGGTGGTCGGATGAGCAGCCCGAATCAGGCGCGCCGCGTCACGGCGCAGATATTTTTCCAGGGCGCGGACATCACCGGCAGTATGCGCCCCTATTTCCTGTCGGCCACCTACACCGACAAGGAGGCGGACGGCACCGACGATCTGCAGCTGAAGCTTCAGGACCGCGATGATATATGGCTCAAAAAGTGGCTGG